TATGTTTTAGGGCCAGAAACAGCAACGGGTAGTTTAGAGTTTCCACTTTCAACAACCGAATATAGTAATATTTTAATTAATAGACATGAATTAGGTGGTAATGCAGCTTGGTTTGAAGTATTATTAGCAACGGCTGAAAAAGATAGAATTAAGACATATGTGAGTATGTCAATCTTAACAGACGCTGCAGCTGCTTGGTTAAGTGGTTCTGAACTTGTGATTGGTAATGATTACAACGGTATGTTGGATGAATTCCGTTTATGGAGAGTTCCATTACAACCATCTAAGTTTGAAAACCACACACTTTTCCCTGATGCTATAAATGGTAACTCCTATACAGCATCAACTGAAGATTTATTATTCCGTTTGGATTTTGAATTACCAAAAGATAGAACCAAATACGAAAATATAGGAATTAAAAACGTAGCAATAAATACATCATATGGTGAAGATTTTGCAGCAGCTGGATTGGGATTATTTTATTCAGCGTCAAATTATCCATATCAATATGAAGTTTATGAGAGAACTGTAACAGCCGATGTTCCATCATTAGGAATGACTTATTCTAATAAAATTAGATTTGAAGATACGGAGTTGGTGGGAGAGTTATCTCATAGAGTAAGAGCAACCAAAAAATCATTTGATAGAGCTCCAATAGATTCATCTCGTTTAGGATTATTTTTCTCTCCAATTAAGGAGTTGAATATGGATATCTTAAAAGCATTTGGTCAATTTAATATTGATAACTATATAGGAGACCCATCGGATGAATATAAAGATTCTTATAAAGAATTGGAAAATCTAAGAGGATATTATTTCCAAAGATTAGATAGAAACCTAAACGAATATATTCAGTTAGTAAAAAATGTAGATAAATCTTTATTCGATGTTCTTACTGATTTAGCACCAGCAAGAGCAAAAATATCTAAAGGATTATTAATAGAACCCCACTACTTAGAGAGAAGTAAAACTCGCTGGGATAGACCTATTGCTGAACAAAATAACTATGATAGCTCTATTGGTGTAGATGAAAATATAAATTTAGAATCAGAATACAAAGCTTATAATTCAGAATTAAATATTGATGATAGTACCAATATAGATGTTAATGTACCATCTTATGTTACTGAAATAATCACAACAGATGATACATCTTTACAATCAGATTATTTATCATATGATAGTTTAATAGATACCGCAGAGTTAACTTTACTTGAAGCTAACGCACCTTTTTATGATGTTGAAATTCAAGTTCCAAACGGAGCATCTCTAACAGGTGAAGCTGATGCGTTTAACTTCCAAACAATTGGTATGGATGGTGATTCCCTTTCTAATTTAGGTTTTGGATTATATGCTAAAAATGGTGTTGGTGTTTGGAGAAGGTATGATGCATTTGGAAACGTTACACAAAGTAGAACAAATATGTATCTTGTAAAAGAACAATATACTAAAAAGATATCAACTCAAACTGCTGGATATCCTGTAAATGGGGCTCAGCCAGGGGAACAAATTGTTTACGAAAACATACCTGTCACATTTAACAAATATAGAGTTTCATTAATGCCGTTTAGTGGAAGTATTTCAATTGGTAACGAAATTGTTGAAGTTAAACCATTGAATGGTTATTTCCCAACACACTATCGTTATACTAATAATTTGGGAGAAGGTATGATTCGTTCATTCTGGAAAGGTTCTCAGCAAACAGCTGCAACAACTCCTGATGGGTTAGACCCAGTCGAAACATTTACAACTAATCCTAACATTCTTAGAGTTGCTAAGACTGGTAGAGGTAGTGGCGAACCAATATTAGAGGTAGATTGATAAATTTGTAAAATAGTTATATTTATAGATAACGAAAATAAAAGCATTTGTCTTATGGCATATTTAGATAATACAGAAATTACGGTCGATGCGATTCTAACCAAAAAGGGTAGACAAAAATTAGCATCAGGTCAGGCATTAAACATCACCAAATTCGCTTTGGGGGATGATGAAATAGATTACACTTTATATGAACCAGCACATCCAAAGGGTTCGGCATATTATGATTCTGCAATCAGAGCTATTCCAATTACTGAAGCAACACCTGATGAAACTCAAGTGTTGAGATATAAATTGGTAACTCTTCCAAAAGGAACTACACAAATTCCTATTGTTAGATTGGGTATCCCATCTATTGGAGTGACTCAAGTTGAGGGTGGTGTGGCAATGACGCCAACAACATCTCCTGCTGGAAACACAAATGCTGGTTATACTATGGTATTAGCAGACCAAAACGCTGGTACATTGACTGTGACAAGAGGAGCAACGGCAACAGGTACAATTCCTGTTTTCTTGGGTGAGGAAGTATCAACAACAGCGCAAGTTGTAAGTGGTTTAGAGTTTAAATTTACTCCAAATCCATCATTAACTTATGATGTATCAACTACAATTACTGTTTATGGAAACGAAACAGGTGGTTCACAAACTATACCAGTAACTGTAACTTATCAAGCATAAAAAATAGAGAAATATGGCACTTATTACAGACCCTAATATAACCGCCCAATTAGCAGACTTGGCTAACACTGGCACAATTGATACTAATGCGATTATATCAATTTTGAATCAGGCGTTACCACCATCTCAGCAATTATCGGCTGGTTCGGGTGTAACTACTGGAATTTATAAAAGATTTGGAGATTTTGATAAAGTAAATGCAAAAGTTGAAGTTGTAACTACCGGATTGTGGAGTAGTGATTCAGGCTCATTAGCATCATTCTTTACATCTTCAGCACAAACATTGGCTACAACAGGTCAATATTATTATAATGTTTATAACTTAAACCCCGTAACCAACAACTCAGCTGAAGTTCAGTTTGCAGTAGCATATGGACACGTTGATGGTAGTGGTTCAGTAACGTTAGCTATTGATGATAACTCATTGTTAGCAACTAAAGCAACATACGCTCAGTATCGTTCAATGTTGTTAGATGACCCAACTACTAAATTCCAATTTGAAAATGGAAGTGGTGTAGCTACCGATTCTAACGATATCTATATCATAAATGTAGCTAGAGCTAGATTTAGAGAAGAAATGGATGCTGGTAACTGGTCATTAAAATTAACTGGTGGAAATGGTACATTCACTTTCATAGATGATAGCGGTAAAAAATTCGGTGATACTTTTGGTAGAGCCGGTAGAGTATTCAAAGTAGTTAGTGGTTCTTTAAATTTAGGAACTCAAAATGAAGCTACTGTAAATACCACAACCGCATCAAACGGACAGGGATTTGGTTTATTCTATCCTGACAGAGGAATTATAGTACTTAACCCAACCGCAATAGGAACAACTGTTGGTACTATTGCAAACGAAACATTATGGACTGATGATGGTTCTGTTATTATAAGTGGTAGTGTAACGCCATCAACACTTACAACAACTGAACAATTTAACCAAGCTCGTTTACTTCAAGCAATTCGTAGAGGTGGTGATTTTGAAGCTAGAAGAACTGAAGATGTATCAACTCAACATTTCTTTGTAAGAGCAACAAATAGAGAATTTAATTATTCAAACAACCCAACTTATGTGAACACTGATGGAACATTCTCTGAACCATCATTTGAATCAGACCCAAAAACGTTCATTACAACCGTTGGATTATTAAACGATGCAAACGAGATGATAGCTGTAGCTAAAACATCTCAACCAATTCCTAAATCATTTGATAAGGAAGTATTAATAAAAGTTAAACTTTCATTCTAATTAAACCTTAAACTTTTAATAGAAAGACCCCCGAAAGGGGGTTTTTCGTTTAAAGAATATTTATACTAAACCTCAATTTGAATGATAAAAGAGATTCCAAAATCAGATATTGTTGTAAGACCGCTTAAAGTTTACAAAGAGTGGACTTTGGATGAAAATGATATTACACCAATATTTGGATTAGAAGAAACTGGTTCTTTATTCGATACGGATACTGATGAGAAAAGTGCAGGAATCCATAGGAGAATTATTTACGAATCCATAAAATCACAATTTTATACAAACTCAGCAACCGCTTCAATATTAACAGAAGTTGGTAGAAGAGAATCCTATGCTTCAAATGATGAAAGAGTTTTGAGTACTGAATTTGCTTTAATATCAATACCACAACAAAAATATGGAGAAGGTATAAAAGTTGGTAGTGTAGTTTTAGAAGATGAAACTTTGGGAAAAACTTATATTGATGATGGATACTCAAACCTACTAAGCGGAAGCACAATATGTGGTAACGTTTTCTATGATAGAGGATTTGTTATTGTTACCAAAGATGTGGTTAGTGGGTCTGTATTAAATAATTTTACGCTAAATTATCGTTCAAGTGTAACCATATACGAAAACGAAATATTTTTATCGGTATTAGAAAACGAATTTAATGTATCACAAAATCCATCAGCTGTTGATTGGAACGTTGATAAAAGTTTTGGTAAAATTAAATTACATTCAATACAATCATCTATAAACCCAAATAAATTTAGTGGATTTGGAGAATATGATTATTCATCATCAATAGACCCAACTGGTTCTTATTTAGCACCATATATTACAACGATTGGATTATATGATAATGAAATGAATATGGTTGCAGTTGCAAAATTACCACAACCAATAAAATCATTACCGGATTATCCTTTGAATTTTATTGTTCGTTTTGACACATAAGGTTATATTTATATAAAGTAAACTACTATTACAAATGGCAAGTATCATAGAAATATACGAAATGGGAGTACCTAAAACAGGTGTAGCTAATACTAAAGGTGGAGATAAAACCTTAATTGAAGCTGATGGTGGATTGAATCTTTCAAAGGATGAAAAGAGACTAGAAAAGAGTAGAGGTGGAAAATTAAACCTTAAAAAATACTCCGATACTGTTGCAAAAAAGTAAAAATTAATGAGTTGGAAATTTAATGGAATTGAGGTTACAGAAGAAAACACCCCAGAGGGTGCGGTTGGATTTGTCTATAAAATCATACATACCCCAACTGGTAAATTCTACATTGGTAAAAAATCACTTATTTCAACTCGCCGTTTGAAACCCCTAAAGGGAAAAGTTCGTAAAAGAGTAGTTCGTAAAGCATCAGATTGGGAGAAATACTATTCATCTAATGAATGGATTAAGAATGAAGTAAAAGAAGGTAGAGCTGGTGAATTTGAAAGAGAAATCATCCAATTCTGTTTTTCTAAAAAATCACTCACATATTGGGAAGTATATTGGCAATTTAAGTTGGATGTACTTGCAAACCCATATTCTATAAACGAAAATCTTATGGGAAAGTTTTTCCGTAAGGATTTACAATAATCAAATTTATGCAAATACCAGAAATAGCTAAAAAGTACGGAATTTCCGAAAACTTCTTAAATTCAAAAGAAGATGCACATACAATTGCAGCAGCATCTTTGTTAGACCTCAAAAAAATGGTTCTTGAAAACCAACCAAGGGAAACGGTAGCTAACAAATTACAATTCTTAGCAGATTTTTTAATAGATATCAAAAACTCTAACCATTAATTTGGTTATATGGGATAATTTTCGTATATTTGTGGAAAGTATATCCATATTATGCTAAGTGGTAAAAACAGGCTATCAGTAATAACAATATTAGATTCCGCATTGGGAGTGGGTTCATCCCTAAAGGGTAGTGAACAAGCACACCATTGTCCGTTTTGTCACCATCATAAAAAGAAATTACAAATTAATTTGGATACACAACAATGGCATTGTTGGGTTTGTGATGCTAAAGGTAAACGTATATCATCTTTATTAAAAAAAGTAAAGGTTGATGTAAGAGATATTCAAAAGTTAAAAGATATCTATGGCGATGAGCCGGAAGTATATACATCCGATGATTATCAAGAAAAATTAGAACTACCCAAAGAGTTTAAACAACTTTATTTTAAACCAAAAGGATTAAATCCATCTTATAATCAAGCTATCCACTATCTAACAAAAAGAGGTATAACCCTTTCTGATATTGTAAAATATAATATTGGATATTGTGATAGTGGTGATTATGCTGGTAGAATTATTGTACCATCATATGATGAAAACGGAGAATTAAATTATTTTGTAGCTCGTTCATTCTATGATAACAATAAAATGAAATACAAAAACCCGCCAACAAGTAGAAATGTAATTGTTTTTGAAAACCAAATAAATTGGAACGAACCAATAGTTTTAGTTGAGGGTGTATTTGATGCATTTTCCGTAAAAAGAAATGTTATTCCATTATTAGGAAAATATCTTTTGCAAAAACTGAAAGATAAAATTATAGAAAGTGGAGTAAAAGAAATTACGATTGTATTAGATTCAGATGCTATTGATGATTCCACTAAGCATACGAATTATTTTATCAAAAATGGAATCAAAGTAAAAAATATTATCCCATCTGATAAAGATGCTGGAGAAATGGGATTTGCCAAAGTGACAAATCTTATAAAAGAATCATCCGAAACAAAATGGGATGATTTGATTTTAACCAAATTAAAAAATCTATGAGTTTGAAGAGAATATACCATATAGCAGATATTCATATCCGAAATTTGAAAAGACATAAAGAATATCGTTTGGTATTTGAAAGGATGTTTGAAGAGATTCGTATTAGGGGAACTGAAGATTCAATTATTTATTTGGCAGGAGATATAGCTCATGCTAAATTGGAAATGTCACCTGAATTGGTGAAAGAGATTAGTTGGTTATTTACTGAATGTACAAAACATTGCCCAACAATTCTTATTGCAGGTAATCACGATTGTAATATGAACAACTCCGATAGATTGGATGTACTAACTCCAATTGTAGAGGCTCTCAATTTGGATAATTTTCATTATCTGAAAGATACTCAAGTTTATGCTATTGGTAACGTTGATTTTGCAGTATTTAGTATTTTTGATAAAAGAGATAATTGGCCAACTGCAGATAAATTATTTGGTAACAAAAAGATTGCTTTATTTCATGGACCGGTTGATTCATCTCAAACTGATGTTGGTTATGTAGTTAGTAGTAGACATTTCACAACGGATATGTTTGATGGGTATGATTTAGCTCTATTAGGTGATATCCATAAAAGACAAGAAATGATATCTCCGAAGGGATGTAAAATTGTTTATGCTGGTTCATTAGTACAACAAAACTTTGGAGAGAGTTTAGATAAGCATGGTTTCTTAGTTTGGGACTTGGATACAATGACCTATGAAGAAGTTGATATCCCAAATGAATACGGATATTATACGTTAGATATTGATGGTGGTGTGGTTCCTGATGTAACCGATATTCCAAAGTATGCTAGATTAAGAGTAAGATTATCCAACACCGATACTGCGGATACAAAGCGTATGGTAACGGAAATCAAAAAGAAATATGGTATTGAAGATTTCACTATTATTAGAACCGATTCAATGAACAAATTGAAAACTGGTAATAGAATATCTAAACTTGATTTTGAAGATATAACCGATGTGGAGTATCAAAACACTCTTATAAAAGAATATCTACAAAGAATGATGCCATTTATATCGGATGAGGACTTGGAAGGAATTGAAGATATTCACAAAGATATAGCTGGAAAGATTCAAAATGATGATGTAATTCGAAACATAAGTTGGAAGCCAATAAAGTTTGAATTCAGCAATATGTTCTCCTATGGTGAAAGTAATAAGATTGACTTCACTAAAGCAAACGGACTGATGGGATTATTCGCACCAAATACAGCAGGTAAATCATCCCTATTCGATGCTATATCCTTTTGTATGTTCGATAAATGTAGTAGGGCTTATAAAGCATCCCATATAATGAACAATAGAAAGGATACCTTCTTTTGTAAATTACACTTTCAAATAGATGGTGTGGATTACTTTATTCGTAGAGAAGCTAAAACCATTAACAAAGGAAAGAACGTAAAGGTAGATGTAGAGTTTTGGAAAGAAGTAGGTGGTGAAACGGAATCACTAAATGGAACGGAACGAAGGGATACGAATACCATTATTGAGCAATACGTTGGTAGATACGAAGATTTTGTCCTAACTGCTCTATCCCTACAAGGTAACAATGCTCTCTTTATTGATAAATCCCAATCGGAAAGAAAGGATTTGTTGGCACAATTTATGGGATTGACCGTATTTGATAAGTTGTATGCAACGGCTGGTGAGGAGATTAAAGAAGTGGCAGCACTTATCAGAAATTTTAAGAGGACGGATTTTACGACAGAATTGGCGGAAAAAGAAACCGACTTGAAGGATAAAAAGGTTCGACTTGGTGAACTTAATAATGAGATGAAAGAGTTCAATAAACAAAAAGATTCCATTCAAACCCAAATATCTGAACTAAATAAATCAATAACTCCAATTGATAAAAACCTAAATATAAAAAAATTAGAGGATTCAAAATCCCATTTGGCTACTAAGATAAATGGAGTTGAAACTCAAATAGGCGAAAAGATATCTAAGATTGAAGAATATGAAACTTTATTAGGAGAAGTATCTCAATCAATTAATCAACACAATGAGGTTAATGGATTACCTATTGATGAAGCTAAAAAACAATGGGATTTGGCTAAGGGTAAATTGGTGGAGATTCAACAACAAATAGATAAGTTGGAAACTCAATACGAAGGTAATTTAGACAAACTCAAACACTTGGAACAACATGAGTATGACCCAAATTGTCAGTTTTGTATGAACAACGTATTTGTTAAGGATGCAATTCAAACTAAAGAGACTGTTAAAGAGCAAGAGAAGCAATTAGAGGAGCTCAATTCATCACACCAATCACTTATCAAGTCCAGTGAACCACTTGCTGAGGTTGAGGATGTATGGGAGAAATTGGGTGAATTAAAAAACAAATATCAGAAAGGTAAAGTTATTAAAGAAAAGGCTCAAGCCGAACTTAAATCACTTGAACATCAAATAGAATTGTTTAAAACACAATTAAGTGGAGTTGAATCTGATATTCAAAAGTATTATGATAACGAAGCCATAATTTCAGAAAACCAAAAAATAGAACAAAGTATTTTAGAATTGGATTCTCAAAAGAAAGGTATTGAAAAGAGTTTATCTACATACAATAAAGAACTTTTGGATATAACCGGAAAGATTGGTTCTATTGAATCCTTCATTGTTAGTATAAAACAAAAAATGGATGATGTTAAGAATTTGGAAAACAAAAACCAACTATACACCTATTATTTAGATGCGGTAAAAAGAGATGGTGTTCCATATGAACTGATTTCAAAGGCTATGCCTGTTATTGAAAACGAAGTAAACAATATCTTAGGTCAGATTGTTGATTTTGGCGTTGTTATGGATGTGGATGGTAAAAGTATTAACGCTAAGATTGTATATGAAGACCAAGAATGGCCATTGGAGTTATGTAGTGGTATGGAGAAATTCGTTAGTGGATTGGCAATACGAGTAGCTTTGATTAATATATGTAATCTACCCAGACCTAACTTCTTAGTAATTGATGAAGGATTTGGTACATTAGATTCCGATAACTTATCATCTTTATTCCTTCTAATGCAATATCTTAAAACTCAATTTGATTTTATTTGGATTATATCTCACTTAGACCAAATGAGAGATGTTGTAGATGGGTTGATTGAAATTAAAAAAGAAAACGGATTTTCTAAAATTAATTTTTAGTGGTTAGAACATTTTTTGGTAGGGGCTTTTTAATAGAAGATACTTTATCTTTAATTAGGGTCTCTACCAAACCACTTATTTTATATCCCTTCTCCTTACAAAATTCTTTAAGTAATTGATGGACTTCTGCATCAATTTGAACCATAGCATATTTTTTCATAACAATTCTATATTTTTCTTTAGTTTTCTAATATAAATATTTCAAAGTTTTATTTTTACCAAATACTTATAAGTGATTTCATCAATAATTTGTAGGTACTGAATGGCAATAATAAAGAAATACGCTGAGGTTTTAACACAACCATTATCATCATATGTAACATTTGTAAATGATGATGCGCCCAATTCTACATACTTTAGAATCACAGAATTCAAAGATACATTCACCGGCGGTAAAAACGGATTCTTAATTGAGGGTAGTGAGCATTTAAAAGAAACTACCGAAATTAAATTACAAATATTAGATGTAGAAGGTAATCCTGTTTATTATGAGCCCGGTAATGGTATTCCTGAGTATTATGAAGGTAATTCCAAAATAGTAGCTGTTTATGTTTATGAAAACACACCAATTGGTTTAGGTAAAATTACTGTATTAGGTGAATTAAAAACCTATATTGATGAAAATGGAATTGTAAGAGATATACCAGAAAATTGGGCTGGTGTTTATAATTGTAAATGGGAAAGAACTTTTACAATTAATAAATTACTATCTAACGAAGATAAGGTTAGATTTTATAAAAGACCAAAAGTAGTAATTGAGGAAATAGTAAAACCTATTTTTTCAAATATTGTAACTGCAGTAACACAAACGGGGACTGTTGATGGATTTGCACAAACACCTGCTTCCGGCGAAAAATTGGCTGGGTTTACATTACCAACTAACTATCTATTACAAATAAACAACAATGCTACTGCTTGGACTGGTTCAATAGTTGGTAGTACAATCAATCTAACCAACTTAGGGTTTTCATCGGTAGTTGATGATGTCATATCAAATAAAGATATTACGATAACAACTCCATATACTGAAAATGGAATAGTAAAAGATATATCAAATCAACCATATTCAATAACATTTAATTATGTTGAGGGAATTGATAATTTAAAGACAGCATTAACTGGTTCATTTGCTAAAATAAATTTAAGAGATTTAACTACATTTGTTGGAGATGTTGCAAGGGTAAAAATATTTAGAAAATCCCAATCAGATTTAGCAGACTATCAATTTATACAAGAGATTCAATTAGAATCTAATGAGATTCTTACGGATTTAGAATCCACTGTTAAAAATTTAGAAAACTATGGTACTTTTGATGAGGTATTGTATCCAAATTATTGGTTAACATCATCTAATAATATTACAACTGAATTTAATCAAGACTTTTTATATAGTTCAATTAAATTAAATAGTAATGGTACTAATCAATTTTTTACATCAAAATCTTTATCATTAACAACTGATACCGAATACACTTTAGGATTCAATATCAGATTAGCTCAAAATATATCATCTGATAATTACGTTAAAGTTTATTTAAGTGGTTCAAGACAAACCACATATAATAATGTAACATCAACAATCGGTGTAAGAAAAGATATTGTAACAATTACTTCTGATAATTCTGTACTTCAAAAAAGTCAATTAAGTAGTAATTTTAAAGCAGATGAAATTAATAATGCTAAATTATACTTTGAAGTAAAGGGAAATGGTTGGTATGTTTCTGATGTAAGTTTAAGAGCATCTCAAGAAACATCATACTCACCGGATGAGATAACATTTATCCAACCAATTCCAAGAACATTACCAGCAGAAACATTTAATTTCTTATTTCAATTTTACGATATTAACAACAACTACATACCTGTAATTGTTGAAGCAAGTAAAACATTTGATGGTGGTAACTTAAATCCAATTCAAAAAAGTTTAGAACTAATACCATCTTCATTATACTTTCAATTTGATTCTGGTTCTGGAAATGGAAATCCATTACCACCAACTGTAATAACTTTTGATGTAATAAAAAATTACCTAACTGGTTCGGTAACATTTACTTCTCGTTCATTTGATTTTTTCAATAACGAATTATCATCTTCACAATATTCGTATACTGTTACACCTGGTTACAATTGGTATCAATTTCCTGGTTTATTAAATGATTTAAACACCGATTCACCATATCTCACAGTACAAAATTTTACAGGCTCAAGAGACCCTCAATTAGAAGATATAGTTGTACAATTCATAGAATATACAGCCGAATGTGAAGGCGTTGAAGATTCAGTAATCATTACAAGAGTAATTGATGGTAAGGGTGGTGTTAATTACGAAATTAGACCTTACAACGGAACTGTAATTAGAAACTCTAACCCATCATCATCTTTAGAAGTTCAGTCAATTAGAATTGATGGTGTAAACGAAATTAATTTAAGAAGTGGATTGCCAGCCGGACGTTCAGCTGTTCAGCTTCACGTACAAAGTGGTTCTACTTATATCACACTGCAAGATGCTAGTAATAAAAATTTTGTAAAAGGATTATCAGCTGGAGTAACGGGTAGTGGTGAGTTAAATTATAATGCTGTCTTTAAAAGGGAATCAATTGATGGGCAACGAACTTTATATCTAATACCATCTGGTTCTACAAATTTATCAGCATCAATTCTAACTACATTAACACTAACAGATTTATTAGATGGTATTGATGCTGGTGTTGTATTGTTTGATGCGGATACATTTACAATAAACCCAAGACTTACAAATACATTCACACCAATATCATCATCAGCTACCGCATCTTTTTATAAAAGAGGTACAACAGAAGGACCTATATCGGCATCTATTGAAGTATTTCCATCAATGTCAATTAATTCTGACTTTGTTCCAGAGTATTGGATGTATTATGTAACAAATAGTGTAAACCCAGAAATTAGTGTTATTGCTTATGATGAAAAGGGGTTTGTTATTCCATCCACACCATATAATCAGTTTATTGGATTACCTACAACACAAAGTAAACAACTATTAGTTAATTTTACTTATACGGAAGAATTTACATCTGCATCTGTAAGTGTTGATAAACTATTTACTATTGTTCCTGAGGGTAAACCTGGCGATGAATCAATTGTGTTTGAAGTTGTACCATCATCGGTAACTTTACAAGCAAATTCAAGAGGTTTTGTAACAGATTACTCACCAACAATTACCGATGTTAAATTAAAGCAAGGTTCTCGTTATCTTATTTTTACAAGTAGTAGAGAACCTGGAACATTCCATATAGCAACTGGTTCTATAATTGGAAATAATATTACAGCGGGTAACGTTTATTTTGATAATTTATATACACAATCGTTAATACTAAGCGCTTCATCTAATATGACTGATTTAAGTGCTAGTATTGAGTTACCATTAGAAATACAACCATATTACACATCATCAATTTATACAGCTAGTGTATTCCAAAATATTACAAAAGTATTAGATGGTGCACCGCCAATTGAAATAGTAATATCACCATTATCAGCTAACATTTCAGCTGATGAAGTTGGTTATGTTTCTGATTACGCTAATGCAAGAACAACAATTAGAGTAAGAGAAGGAAGTGATTATTTAACATTTACAACATCTTCAACATCTCCTGGTAGTTGGAGAGTACAATATATTAGTGGTAGTAATATTCAAACTGCATCATTACAAGGATTATTAACTTCATCAACCGATACAGCAGTTGCTAATTTTCAAAGATTTGACTTCCCACACGTTTCAGCAAGTGCGGTTTATGGAATTAGAGTTTATCCATATGCATTAGGAGCTGGGCATCAATATACATCTTCTCTATATGAAAGAACTCAATTATTCACAAAAAATGTAGCACAGCCAGCTGCTAGAAGTGTAACATTAACATCAACATCGGAGACAGTAAATTTTGATGGAGATGGTGTAGTAGTGACACCGGAAGGAGATATCACATTAACAGCTACGGCTTTTAATATGACTGGTTCTGCATTCTATCAATTCTATAAAGATAGTGTTCAATATTCATCAATACAATCAACAAATACATTCACTATTTCTTCAGGTGATGCTACATCTCCCGGTCAAATAGCAACTTGGAGAGTTGATGTGAGAGATGGTAGTAATTCAGCATCGGCAACAGTTAGGGCACAAGCTCAAATTACAATTAGTGGTATAAAAGCGGGTGCTGAAGCATATGCTGTAAATGTAACAAATGAAGTAGCATCTTTAGTTGGTGATGTTTGGGAATTAAATACAACTGGTAGTAACACACAAATAGTAACTATAAAAGGTTCTGAACAACTAACTCACGTTAACTCATTTAGTGCACCAACTTTAGATTTAAATGGTGACCCTATTGGTTCATTAGGTGAGTATCAAGTTACGATTCAATCTAAACCAAATTATATAACTTTACCAGGTGGATTGGTTAGTGGAAGTATAGTTCCAACTGTTGGTGGAATTGCTACAATTGGTGATGTGGTTTCTTGGAATCAATGGGGTAATAATACAAACGCTGAAATTGTTTACAAAATTAATATTGAAGGTGGTAGACAAATTTTATACAAAACCCAATCCTTATCAATTCAGTTTAATCCATATGGGCCGTATTCGGGTCAACTATCAAACGAAAACTCATCAGTAGTTTATAAGGTAAGTGGTGAAATAGAATTACAAAATACTGGAAATACAATTAGAGGATTTAGAGGTGATACTGAATTAGTAAATAGTTCATCGTTTACAAATCCACAAACAGATGCGTTTGGAAATACTGGATATAAGAATCAGTACAACGTTTCAATTCACAACGTTTCTGCTAATTTAGATTTAGCTGGGGCTTTAGTTAGTGGAAGTTATTTAACTGGAAATCCAGCTTCCATTGCTCAATTAGATTCTTGGGGTAGTCCTGAAAGTATAGCGGTTGCTCAAATTGTTTATAGAATAGATTGTGAAGGTAGAGAAAATTTATATAAAACTCAATCGTTATCAATTCAATATGAAGGAAATACTGGGCCAGGTATAGTAATGAGAGGACTTTGGAATGAAGTTACAGATTACATTGGTTCGGTAGAAACAACAAATTATAGAAGAGATGCAATCATATTCCCAGACCCATCTGGTAGTAGTGGAGCAACACATTATTGGGCTGCGTTAAGTGGTTCTGGGCCAGCTGGTGTAGGTCCTCAATTACCAACATCACCAACTTCACCATCATATGTTGATACATCTTATTGGCAATATTTAGGAGAACAAGATTTCTTCGTATCTGCCAAAATAGCAATATTTGAAGAATCATTTGTAAAAAATACAATTAACGTAGGTAACAATCCAGGTTCAGCATTTGCAAATGTTGTAATAGCCGGTGGTAGAACTGACCCATATATTTCAATAGGACAAAATGGTACTGTTGGTGCTAGTGGTGACCAAACATCAAATGGTGTAATTGGATATGATAGAGGTGGAATATTTTTAGGAGTTTATGAAGGTGGTGCAACTACATCGGGTAGATTTTCAATTAAAACTCAACCTGGTGGGGCAAGTACTGCTGGACTTCTTTGGGATGGTGATACATTAACAATCATTGGTGCAATTAGACAAACTACACCAGGTGTACCTGAAGGAGAATTTAGAGGTGCTTGGGTAGGTTCTCCTGCTACACAATATTATGTAGATGATACAGTAACATTCAACGGCGCAAGTTATATTTGTACTGTAGCACATACATCAACAAACGGAACAGGTAACACTGGATATCCAGACCAAAGTATATATTGGATGGTATATGCTGCATCTGGAACATCTGGTGTAAATGGTGCGCCTGGTGCAAATGGTACATCTGGTACATCTGGTGCTGCTGGTAGTGTAGGACCTGGCGTTGTATTTAGAGGACCATTTTCAACCGGTAGTGTTTATTTTAAATCATCAACTAGAACTGATGTTGTTCAACAAGCGGCTGGTGGTAGTAACTATTGGTTAGCATCAAATGCTGCACTTAACAATCAATCGGGTTCTTCTTGGGGAGTTCCATCGCCATCATCATCGAATTGGACTTCATTTGGAGCTGAATTTAGTTCAATAGCAACAGGAACTATTATATCCGAACAATCGTATGTTCAAAGTGTATTAAATGTGGGAACTAACACAGCAGGTAGTACTGCAAATATTGCTATCGTTGGTGGAACTCAACAACCATACATTTCAATTGGACAAGGTACTCAAGGTTATGGTAGACCTGGTGTATTTTTGGGAAACGATGCAAATAATTACAGACTCTCTTTAGTAAATAACGAACCGACCGCATCAGCCGCTTATAGATATTTAAGATGGTCTGGTACTGGTTTGGAATTAAGAGGAAGTGTAGAAGCGCTAGATGGTGTTATTGGTTCTTGGAAAATTATTGGAAATACTATCCAATCTGAAAATGACTCAATATTATTAGATGCGGCGGATGAATCAATAACTGTATTTGATAGTAATGATACACTAAGATTCCAAGCCAACACAGATACATCGCTACCTTCAATTTCTGCGGCAACTTCTGGTAATAGTTCGTTTTCAAGCTCAGCATTCTTTTCAGATACAACGATAAATGCTAGTGATGATGTTTTTGCAGAAGAAAGATATTATTGGTGCCAATCAAATTTTACAACAGGTGCGGCTGGTAAATATTTAATTAAATACATATATAACCCATCAACATTACCAACTTTTGCAAGTGCGGAAGGTTTTGCATATTCATCCGTAACATATACAATAGTTGTTGCTCCATTATCTGGAGGTAATCCTGATGTTAATAATGCATATTTTGGAAATAGTGCCGGAGCATATGCGTATGGTAGTATGGAAGAAGATAACTTTAGGTCAGTTATTGGTGATACTGAAATACTGATGTCTGATGGTTCTACTAAATTAGCAAAAGATATTGAAAAGTGGGATGAGATATTAGCTTGGGATAATGAATTGAAACAATTTGTTTCTGCTAAAATTTCAAATGTTTCATATAGAGAAGTATCTGAAACTTATAAAGTTAAAATTGGTTCTTATGAATTAGAAGTTTCTGACACTCACACATTTTGGGTAGATGGTGAAGTTGATGAACTTAGTGTGCTAGAATTAGTTCCTGGTAAATCTAAAATTAATGTTAAGGTTGGTGATATAATAGAGCAAAAAGTTGTAGATTCAATTGAAGTAATAGATGGTGGTAATGAAGTGTATTCGTTCTCTGTACCAAAATATTTAAACTATGTTTCTAATAATATTATTTCACACAACGTTATTTATACGGCTGTATATGATATAGATTATCTACCAAAACCGCTTACATTTGTGGTTTCACCATCTTTAGCAGCATCAACTTCTTATAGAATTGGTTTAAAAACAACACATACATTAGAATCTCTTGATACTGGTGGTTCGCCATATTTTGCAACATCAAGAGCAACAGCTCAAGCTAATATTGGAACATCAACATCAGTTAGTTATCAATTAGTATCTGCTGGTACAATTGCCAATGGGGGTGGATTCCAAACGGTAACCACAAGTACGGCATATCTTAGACATGATGCTACAATATCATCATATCCTACGGATAACTATAATTCATATAAGGGTGGGTTTACGGGAGATACACTTAGATTAAGAAAAGATAGTGGTGATAGTGATACAATTCTTACTATTCAAAATATTGGTACTTCTGGAGCGTTTACAGCTATAAATGTTGTGAGTGGTGCTGGTACTGTTGCTTTTAATGGTAATAGAGTTACTTTAGGTGGTGCTGGTACATTTGCATCTGATGGTGCTATAAGAGTTGGAAATAGTTCAGCTATTTATTTTGTATCGCCATTGACAGATGGTAGTGTTGGTGGTCAAACTTATAGAGATGTAAGAATGAGTATTAGTGCTGGTACATATGAGTGGAGAATGTTTAGAGATGGTCCATCATCTAGAAGGTATAAGAAAGAAATAGAAGATTGGAATTCTTATCCCGATTTATTGGATAAAATTGAAAAAGTAAGAGTTAAGGAATTTAGATACATTGAAGCTGACCCTAATAGCGAATACCCTAAAAAACTATCACTAATAGCAGAGGATTTGTATGATGCTGGATTAACTGACCTTATTGGATACTCCGATGTAACTGGTAGTAATGGAGAAGTAATAGGACAACAACCAGAAGATTTGGATAACAGAAATATCCTATGGGCTGTTTGGGGTGGTATAAATGCTCTGATTAGTAAAGTTAAACAAATGGAATCTCAAATGAGTTCATCTTTGGGTTTGTAAAACTAAATTTATATATACTTATATATAAAGGAAAATTATGGCGATAGAAACAAAACAATTACCAAAAGAAATAGTTGATAACCTAATTTCTTATAAAAATAATTACACAAATGCTGTTTATAATTTAGGTGAACATCATATGAAATTAAGTTCTATGAAAAAAGAACTTAAAAAAGCTGAGGATGATACTACTTTATATGAAAATGAAGTAGATAAAACCTATGATATTTTAAACACATCTTTAAGTGAGTTAGAAAAACAATACCCAAAGGGAGAAGTAAATCTTTTAGATGGTACTGTTACCTTTGACAACAACCAATAAATAAATTTGGTTTTTTAAAAATATTTTTGTATATTTGTTACAATTTAATTTATTATGCGTAAAAAGTTACTCTACATATGTCCCCATCTTTCAACCGGAGGACAACCTCAATACACTTTTAAGCAGTTAGAACATTTTATCAATGAATTTGATATTCAAGTTGTTGAAATAAACAATAGTGGTGGTGATGCTTTTGTTGTTCAAAAGAATAGAATAAAATCACTAGCAATACTACACACTTTGGGTGAAGATAAGACAGAAATTTTAAATATCATACAAAAGTTTGAGCCCGATATTATCCATTTTCAAGAAATACCTCAATTTGATTTATCAACAAATATTTTAGATAAAATTTTTACAAAAGATAGAAATTATTTTATTGTAGCAACTACCCATGGTTCTTTTACAAATCCATCTGATATAGTATATCATCCAGACAGATATGTTTTAGTATCTGAATGGAGCAGAAGGAGATTTGAGGAAACTGGCGTTGAAACCATGCTATGGGAATATCCAATTGAAGATTTCAAACCGAATAGAAAAAAGGCTCAAAAAGAATTAGGTTTAGACCCAACATGGAAGCATGTTTTAAATGTTGGTTTGTTTTCACCTGGTAAAAATCAAGCTGAAATATTTTCGGTAGCTAGGCAGTTAGAAAAATATAAAATAAAATTTCACTTTGTAGGTAATCAGGCTATGAACTTTGAACACTATTGGTTACCTTTAATGAAAGATAAACCTGAAAATTGTGTTATATGGGGTGAACGAACCGATACTAATTTATTTTATGAAGCGTGTGACCTTTTTTATTTTTCATCAACATTAGAATTAAACCCGCTATCAGTTAAAGAAGCACTTAGTTGGAAACTTCCATCATTATTTAGAAAGCTTCATACATTCTTAGATACATATGATAATAATTCATTGGTAACTTATATTGATGATGATTTAAATCTTACAAAAAGAAAATTATTAGAAATATTAAAGCCTGAATTTAACGAACTACCTGGTTGGTTTTCTTATCAAAAGCTTTACGATGAGGCTGTTGAAAAAGCACCATTCAAAGCAAACTTTGTGGAGGTTGGTTCTTGGCTTGGTAAATCTACAAATTATTTAGTTGATAAAATAAAAGAATCAAAAAAGAAAATTCAATTTACTACAATTGATACTTTTAAAGGTAACTTAGATGAATCTTATTATCAAAAAAGAGTTGAATCATTTGGTGGAGATGCATTTTACGAATTTGTAGATAATGCGGTAATATCAAACAATTATGATAAATTTGATATTATAAAAGATACTTCCGAAAACGCTTCAAATCAGTTTTCAAATGATAGTATTGATTTTATTATGTTAGATGGTGACCATTCTTATGATAACACAATCAATGATATAAAAAATTGGTACAACAAAGTAAAACCGGGTGGGTATATAACTGGAGATGATTATAATGTATTTCCTTCAGTAACTAAAGCTGTAAATGATTATTTTTATGGACAAATTCAAAGGGTGGATTTGTCTTGGGTACGAAAGAAACCAAGAATTCAAATTAAACATCTTTTGACTAGACCTGATGATATGAGAGAAAGAGTATCTATACAATCAATTAAGCAATTAGCAAAATACGGTATAGATTATCAACCAATAGTAAATAAACCATACGAAGGATTAGCGCCAGCCGAAAACTGCCGTAGGCCCGAACATATTAGTAAAGATAATAAACCTGGTGAATTGTGGCCTGGTGCTGGTTTGGGATGGATGACTGGTAGACATTATGGGTGTTATTTAGCACATAGAGGTGCTTTAGAAACGATGGATGAAACAAATTATGATTATACATTGGTGTTTGAAGCTGATGCATTTATATACACCGGATTAGAAGAGTTTGTAGAAATGGTTCATAAAGCTTGTTTTATTTCTGAAAGAGATGATGTTTATTTTATTGGATTGGCTGATAACCCATCAAGAGAAAAAAATAAGATTGATGAAATGTTTAGTAAAACTGCATTTAATCAAGACCTTGCACATGCTTATTTAATTCCTAATAGAACAAAAGCTTGGTGGATGGAAAGATTAGTAGATTGTGGTTGGGATGTTGGTGACCTTTGGTATAATCACGTATTTGCAAATCATCCAAAAAATAGATACACAACTAACAAAATGTATTCAAAGCAAGCGGAGGGTTACTCTCTTTTAGATTTGATGGTAAAAACTTGGAACTAAAATGATATACGATAACTTAGTAAAAAATAAAAGAAATATTGTTGAAGTACAAAATAAAGTTACTACCCATTTTGTACGTGGAGCCTTTGTAGAAATTAAAGGACCTAAAGTAGCACAATACAAAATTGAGTTCAGAGATAACAAGACAGGAAAATTGCATTATTCTACTGAAATAAAAAATAATATGTGGACAAAATGTAGTATTGAATATTTTGTAGATTGGAAAATTACAATTTATGAAAATGGTACACTTTGGTACGAACACATATATAATGCAGCTGATAAAAGAGTTTATATTGCATTAGATTCTAAAGCTTTGGGTGATTCTTTGGCATGGATACCATATGCAGAGGCATTTAGAAAACAACATGGTTGTAAGGTAATTGTATCTACATTTATGAATGATATGTTTGAAACAAAATACAAAAATATCGAATTTGTAAAACCTGGTACAAATGTTATGGATTTGTATGCAATGTATACGGTTGGGTTATTTTATAACGAAGATAGCTCCATCAACGGACTAAAAAATCCATCAGACCCTAAACATCAAACAATGCAAAAAATGTGTTCTGATATATTGGGGTTAGAATTTGAAGAAATTAAACCTTTAATAAAAGAAAGACCTGTAAAAGTTGACCATAACTTAAAACAAGTTTGTATTGGTATTCACGGAACTGCGCAATCAAAATATTGGAATAATCCAAATGGATGGCAAGAGGTAGTGGACTGGTTAAAAAATAGAGGATATGTGGTAAAACTAATATCGAAGGAAGATGATAACTATATGGGTAATAAGCACCCAGAAGGAATTATCAAACATCCAAATGGACCTATTGAATTGGTTATGGATGAACTTTTAAAATCTAAAGCTTATATTGGCATTGGTAGTGGATTGAGTTGGTTGAGTTGGGGATTAAATGTACCAACTGTTTTAATAAGCGGATTTTCTTATAAGTGGGCAGAGATGAAGGATTGTATCCGTATTGGCGCTCCAACAGGAAAATGTGAAGGATGTTTTAATAGAATAAGATTGGATGCTGGGGATTGGAATTGGTGTCCAGACCACAAAGGTACGGAAAGACAATTTGAATGTACTAAAACAATAACTTCTGAAATGGTTATAAAAGAATTAGAAAAATTCCTATGAGGAAAATAGTTTGGATAAATGGGTGTTTTGATGTTTTACATTATGGACATTTTAAGTTGATTCAATATGCTGCTGCATTTGGTGGCAAATTAGTAATTGGAATTGATTCCGATGCAAGAGTTAAACAACTTAAAGGACAAGATAGACCATTTCATACCCAACAGCAAAGGGAATACAATTTAAGACAAATAAGAGGTGTTGGTGATGTAATTGTTTTTAATACCGAAGATGAATTGAGGAATAATTTAAAAACACTAAATCCTGATATATTTGTAATAGGTTCGGATTATATTGGGAAACCAATTATTGGTGGTGAGTTTGCAAAAGAGATAAAATTTTTTCAAAGAATAGATGAACTTTCAACAACAAAACTATTAGATGAATAAGAATAAAGTATTAGTAATTGGCGAAGGTTGTACAGACCTTTTTATATATGGGAAATCTACTCGAAAATCCCCAGAAGGAAAAGGACCTGTATTTATTCCAACTAAAGAAGTATTCGGTTTGGGAATGGCAGAAAATACAGCCGCCAATCTAATAGCAATGGGTATTGATGTGGATATTTTTTCCGATAGTGGTGATATAATAAAGACTAGATATGTTGATGAAGATACTAATGAATTGTATCTTAGAGTAGATGAAAAAGATTTAGTTGATAGAATAAACATATATGAATTACCAGAAATGGTTCAGTATGATGCAGTAGTAATATCGGATTATTGTAAAGGGTTTCTTACTGAAGAAGATATATATGAAATTTCCAGACTCCATAACTTAGTAATATTAGATACTAAAAAACAATTAGGAGATTGGTGTAGAGATATAACTTTCATAAAATTGAACCGATTTGAAGCTCAGAACAATCACGAAGTTATTTTAGAGAAAAAATGGTTGCAAGATAAAATAATAACAACTTTAGATGGTAATGGGGCTTCTTACAAAGGAAAAGTAATAAAAACTAAAAAAGTTGATAATGCCGATGTAAGTGGTGCTGGGGATACTTTCGTAGCTGGATTTGTGGCTAGATACTTGGATTCTCAAAATATAGAAGAATCTATTGATTGGGCTAATTATTGTGCTGGGGAGGTTGTAAAAGAAAAAGGGGTTACAATTTTCAAAAAATAAAAAATTATATACTTATATATACAATAACAAAAACAAAAATTTATGGCAGAATTAGATAAAATTCCAACAAAAGCTCAAATTGAGATTGAAACAGTAAAACTTGATGAATCTATTTTTCAAAAAATTATAGATTTAAATGCAGAAGTAAACAAATGTGTTTCTCAATATGGAGAAATTTACATTAGAAGAAAAGAATTGACAGAAGAATTTGCAAGACTTGATGAGTTAACTAAAGTTAACGATGATGATTTTAAAGCAAAAAATGCTGAATTAAGAGAAGTATTAGATGGTGTTGATGAGAAGTATCCTCAAGGTAGAATCAATATGCAAGATGGTACTGTTCAATATCAACCAGGTGCACCAACTCGTAAGCAGTTGAGAGAGCAGCAAACACCAAAACAATAAAGTCCAATATTTATATAGTATAAAGCAAATTACTATATAATGAATGGCTTAACTAATTTCTTAGTAGAATCAATATTAACGGAAGCGGACAGTGTAAACAAAGTTATTGTTGTTTACGCTGGCCGCTTTCAACCGTTTCATAAAGGTCATTATGCAACATATGACCATTTAGTTAAAAAGTTTGGTAAGGATAATGTTTATGTTGGTACATCCAATAAAACAGACAACCAAAAATCTCCATTTGATTTTAAGGAAAAGAAAACAATAATGACCAAAATGTTTGGTATTCCATCAAACAAAGTTGTAATGGTCAAAAATCCCTATGCTCCAACCGAAGTTTTGGGTAAATTCGATTCAGAAACTACTGGTTTTATAACTGTAGTTGGTGAAAAGGATGAAGCTAGATTAGGTGGAAAATACTTTGAACCATATAAAGGAAAAGTTGAAATTGGATTTAAAGACAGGGGATATGTTTATATAGCACCTGCACAACCTAATGCAATTAGTGGTACTGATGTTCGTAATTGGTTAAGTAAGGGAACTGATGAAGAGAAAAGAAAAAACTTTTTAAAAGCATATCCAAAATTTGATGAAACAATATATAAATTCATTACATTAAAATTAAGAAAATTATCAGAAAATATGCCAGGTGGTGCTGGTGTTGGTTTAAGTTTACCGGGTGGATATATTAATGGTGCACCAAATCCAAAAGATGTTAAAAAACTTAAATCTAAATTAAACAAGGATGGTAGTGAATACTATGAACCTTATGCGTTGGGTGGTGGTATAAGTGAATATGCATCTATGGGTATGAGTCATATACAATACCCTACAGATAATGACCCATTAAGACCTGAAGAAGAAATGGATTTAGGTGAGGATGTAAT